CCAAGCATCTTCCAGACGACTTCCTCCGTCACTGCTCCCCACAGCCCGAGCACGGCCAGAACAGCCGAGAGCAGGATCAATCCGCAGAGCGTGGCGCCAACGTATTTCTTCATCAGAAACTCCTCCCGTGATCGATCACCGGATGCCCATCGGCACCGATAGCGTGGAGCACCACCCGCCGCTCCGGCTGCGGCTCCGGTGCCGGCTCCGCAAACGCCAAGCCCCACAGAGCCAGCCTCGCGAGGCGAGAGAGAGCCGAGAGCACTGGCCGCGATGGCCGCGGCGGCTCCGGCCGGATCGGCGAGGCTGGCGAGGATGCGAGCCACCACCCGAGAGCCAGGGCGACGAGCACGGCGGCGATAGTGGAGCGGTTGCGCATCGGGAGCCTCATGGGGAAAGGGAGAAGACACCGGCGATGATGCCGGCCGGTTGCTTGCGTGCAGCAGCTGCTGGCGGCGGCGCCGGCTCGAACCAGCCGCCGTGATCGAGATCGCGGGCGGCGAAGCCGTTCACGCCGCCGACAACGAAGGAATCGGATTGGCGGAGGATCGCCTCGATGTCCTGGCGGGAGCACCAGAACGATCCTTCGGGCATATCGGCTGGCCACCGCGGGCCTTTTACCCAGGCGGGATACCAGCTGTTTGCCACCAAGACTCCGTCGCGAGATGATCCATTCTTCGCGTAGCGGACTCCAATTACGCACATACAGTGCTCCCAGTTTCCGCCTCTCTTGAGGAAGCCCTCCGCGTCTCTGACGCGGCCGCTCCCCTCAAAGCCAACGTCCGAACAGACAGGCACGCACAGCCCATTTTCCAAGGCGGCGCAAAGGGAATCCCATGAGTCACAGAGTGCCACCTCGCGGGCCGTATGGGCATTGGCCGTAACGGCAAGAGCGTCCGGAACTCCGCTGTTTCCCCACTGGCGGGAGAGGGAGATCGAGTATTGAGTCAGATCTACGTCGCCATATTTTTCGCGGAACAGGATTCCGCCGCGGCCGTTCTTGAGGCCTTTGACATAGCGGGCGGCGGCTGCTCCATAGCTGCCATCTACGTATCCCGCGGCCTTCACCGGAGGGAGGCGTCCAAGCGTTCTTGAACCTCCATATATGTTTTCTGTGCTGACAAGCAGCGGCGGTTTGGCCAGCTCTCCCTGCGTCCAATCGACGGCAACGCCCAAATAAATTCCCAGCCCCCACCCAAAAGAAACGCACGTCCCCGCATCGCCTTGATCCCAGAGCGTGAACGGTGTTCCGTACACTTCCCGGTGCGCACGATCAGCGGCCCGATACAAGAACGTGTCGCGGCCCTTCGCATTCCGCATCACCTCCGGTGCGGCCCCGGAGAAGAGCGGGTGCTCAAGGGCGCCAAGGAATTCCTTCACGCCCTCCGGATCAGGCCGGTATCCGAAATTCGTCTCCACCTTCGCGGCGAGATGATTCGTGTACCGCTGCACGATCGCGCCGAGCGCGGCCATGACGATCACAAACGTGATCGCCGACCAGCTCCACGCGGTGGCCTGTTGTCTGGTCATGGGTGCCATGCCTCCAGCGCATCGGCGAGATCCGCCAACCAATCAGCCGCGTGTGCAAAAATGCACGCGATCAACGACACCGGCACGGCAACGCAGAGCACAGCCAGGCTGGCGATATCGGCAAAGGCGAGGAGCACGCGACGCGTCATCGTGCGGCGGCCTCCGCGGCAGCTTCGATATCACGGAGGGCCTGCACCCACCGAGCACGCCGATCGGCATCCACCTCTCCGCCGCTGTCACCAACGGCGGCATTTAGATGTGCCTTGATCGCATCACGCACGCGAGGATGTTTGCTGCCGAGCGTCTGGCCGTTGCACCGCACATCGCGGGCGGCCGTGCGCAAATCGTCGAATGCCACGCCCGTCTTGAGCCGGGGCTCGGCCTTCTGGCCGTCGATCTCGATCTTGTCGGCCAGCTCTCCGATTAGCCCCGCAGTGGTGGCCGCGTCGGCGGCCGCATCCGGGCCGACGAACAGCCCGCGAAGATTCACGGGTGAGTCGGGGATCTCCGGCTTCGGCTGGTTGGCCGGCAGGGCCGCGAACAGCACCGCCAGGCCGATCAGCAGGCCGGCCACGAGGAGGCGAGTCATTTGCCCTCCACCGGCTGGAGGGCAGCGGCGATGAGATCGAATGACTTCCGCAAATCGTCGCCGAGGAGCTCGTCGGCGGCGAGCCGCCGGCGGATGGCTGCGAGCTGCTCACGCTCGCTGGTAGGGGAGGGCGGAGCTTTGGCCGGGCCGGGCGGCGCCGGGGGCGGCGGGAGCGTGGCGGCCGGGAATTCGATGCGGCCGGGCGTGTAGGCGGCCGGCTGGCCGGCCGGAGCCGTCCACCACAGATAGGCCACGGCGGCGCAGACAAAGAGCACGGGGATCGTCATGCCACGGCCGCCTTTCGGATCATCGGTAGGAGAGATTCGATCATCCCGCCAGCAGCGGCGAGAACGATTGAGCGGATGGCCGGCCGGAGCACCAGCCAGGCGGGAGTGGCGGCCCACGGCACGCACGCGAAAGCGGTGGCATCAAACAAGATGCCGATCATCTGCACAGCCCATGCCTTTTTATCGGCGCCGTCGCCGGCCATCGTGTCGAGCCCGGCCACCGCCAAGCGGAGCAAGGCGATCACCAGAGAGCCGAACTCCGCCACGGTGAGGCCGCCAGCGGCCTTCTCCTTAGCATCGGCAATGAAGGCCTCAACGGCTGCGGTGAGTTGCTCTGGCGTCATCTGATGAGCCCCTGTGCTATCGCCTGTTTCACCGCCGCCACCGTCGCGCCCAACTTGTAGGCCAGCCATTCGAGCTCTCGCTGCGAGTAGGCCGGACGGCTGGTGATCTTGCCCCAGCTTTCATGTTTCTTGACCGAGTCAAAGAGCGTGAGCACTTCACCGGCGGCAGGTACTATTTCCTGTCCGTCCGATCCGCGCCGCCAGTGGGAGCGAGCGATCACCGTTCCACCCTATTCCGTTCTCGGCTCTGGCCGGGAGGGGGTGTGGCCGTGCTCCTCGCGATAGACAACGAGAGCTATGGCGGAGTAGGCGCAAATATCCTTGAGCGTGTCCTCGATTCCGTCGAATTCGCAGTGGCCAGTGCGGCATACGCTCCGGAGTCGCTGCATCTTGTCGGCGATGCGCAGCAGGCAGCCTTTCCAAGCGGCGATGCCAACCATGTCGGCGCCGTTACGAATGTTCGCGAGAGCGTCAACGTCGTCGCCGTAGTCCTGGCTCTTGCGATCGTGCAGCTCCGCGATCTCCGCGAGCACCGCGTGGAATTCCGGGGATCCGGCATTCCGCCGGAGGCTCGGCCTTTGCTCGAGCTCCGCCGCGGCCTGAAGAATGTAATCCGCCGTTATCGATTCGCCAGCCATGCTTCCAACTCCGTGAGTGAATAAACAACCGGCTTGCCAAGCCGCAGAAAAAAGGCAACTTCGTCATCTGCTCCGATCGATTCCGATTGGTAGTAGCATCCGCCGCCGTGGACGCCGACGGCCGCGGCCATCCGCAGGCAGATGTCGCAGCGGGTGATGATCTCGTTGTCGTAATCAATCCAATCCTGATACCGCCGCGGGTGCGTGAGGTGCTGGAAATGGCTCCAGAGCGGAGCGATCGGCACCACGCCAAGAGACAAAAGGTTGTCCCACATGCGCAGCTGTGCCTTTACGTTGAGAGCCTGATCTCCCTTTGTGTAAGGCGATGCGATATACACCCACGGTTTCACGACTGCCTCACCTTTCCCTCAGCGGTGATGCGGAGATTGGTAACGTCGAATTCCCCATCCTCCTGGACGTCAACCAACGCGAAGCCCCAGTTCATTTTGTTGATCGGAGCGTAGGCCGGGTGCAGTTCACAGAGGCACCCGGTGCTCCAACAAAACACCTCGCGGCCAAACATATCCGGCTCACAGTGGCCGCTGGTGCGATGGCCGTGGCCTTCGAGCACCGTGTGATTGAGCCGGAGGAAGGCGCCGCGGGCTTGATTCACCGGCGAGGATATTCCCTTGCCTTTTTCATGGCCATGCAAAACCGGTAATTGCCCGAGCATGACGATCCTCTTATCCTCCACCAGCGTGATATTGTGCTTGTCGAGGTGCAGCCACCTATCCAATCCCATCTCCGGCATGTCGGAGATTTCCGGAGCGTGTTGCCACAGCCACGCGTTCCAACGCTCTTCATGATTTCCGGATTTCAACACGATCGGAATCTCGGGGAACGCGGCCCGGAGGGAGCCAAGCACCTCGCGGATCGCGGCGAGCTCGCCCTTGAAATCCCTCTTGGCGGGATCCTTGTCGAATCGGGAGATGGCGTAGAAATCACAGAAATCGCCATTGATGAGCAGGCCGGCGATCTCGCGATCCTGCATCAATTCCACCGCTGCCTTCACGGCGATCTCGCTGTGATACGGCACGTGCAGATCGGAGATCACGCCCACAACGCCGACGACGCCAAAATCGTGAACCGTCCACGGCTCCGCGAGCGTCGGCGGTAGATCGATGCCTTGGCCTGGTGCTCGAGCTTGTCGCTTGGCAACGGCGCCGGTGCGATTCTTTTTCTTGGCGCCGCATTGGCCAAACTGATACCGAACGCGGGAGCGTGCTCCATCGAGCGTGATCGCTCCGTTTGTCTTTTCGACGAGCTTTCGAGCGATCGCTCTCGCTGGGTGGTGCGGAAACTTGCGGCAGAGCTCGCGGCAGACTTTGGTGATCGGATCAGCCATTCTCTTCTTCCTCCTCAGAGCGGAATCCGGCGTGGTGGACGATGGCCGCGAGCGTGTCGGCGAATTCGCTCACGGGATCCTCAGCGAGATCGGGGAACCGGGCGTGAACAACTTCATGGATGAGCGTGTTAAGGCGATCCTCGCCGGCGAGCTTGTCACTGATGCGGATGGTGCGCCGCTGGTAGTTGCAGTCTCCGTGGATCGTCGCCGGCACTTTGCAGTGCCGTATTTTCCATTTCGCACCGGCGATCCATACCACCATGTTTGCCACGCGATGGCCTCCGAGGGCAGTGAATGTAGCGGGGCAATCAGGCCAGTCAAACCGGCGGGGGCTCTGGGGAATCTGGGGGGAGGCCGATTCCGATGGCTCGGCCGGCTTCATTGAACCACTCTTGCCGGCCGTCGCATCCGCAGTCGCCTCCGACGATTGCGGCCACGCGTTCTTTTGTGATGCCAATCGTGGTGAGGCCGGCGGCGATCATATCCCCCAATCCCATCGGCTGCGGGCCGCGGCACTCAGCGTGGATGTTGGTGTTACGGTGCCGAGCCAGCCGGCCGCAGGTGGTGCAGCGGTGGAGGCCCGGCTCAACTGTTTCAAATTTGCAGAGAGTCATGGTACGGAAACCGTGATGGTGGCCTCCGTGAAATAGAGCGTGCCTGCAAATCCGGGATATCCAGAAACGTACACTTGTGCAGGCCCGGAATCCTGAGCGGAAGTAGCGTCATAAACTCCTGTGGATCCTCCACCTGAGCAGATTGTTTTTATAGACAGCGTTGGCTCGGGGATAAGCGATCCGGCATTAACTCCAAGCCCAGAGGCTCCAAAACTGAGCCCAGAGATTGTGTGGCCGGATGTTACCGTCCACGGCGATGCCGTTGATGGCACAAGGCTCACTGCTACGCATGAGCCCCACGAATACCCATAAACGTTTCCGTAATAAACTCCGATTCCGCCCTCCCGATTGGCACATTTGTCGCAATACAGGCGAGCCGTGAAATAGATTGTCCCGGCTCCGCTCCCAAGGGAGTAGGTGCCCTCGTACCACCAGCCCGTGTTGCAGCCAGCGGGCGTGCCTCCTTGACGCACCAGCGGACAGACAACTGCCGGCAGCCCATCCAATGCCGCCTTCACGGCGGTGAGCGTCGCGGCGTCATTTCCCGGCAGGCCGCCTTCCGTCGTCGTGACGTTATCAAGGGAGATCGTCACCGACGGCGGCACACACGGATAGAAGACGGCAGCGCCACCAGCTCCATCGTTGAGCGTGGCCCCAGTCTCGCAGTTTCCGCACCCGCACACGCCGCAGCCGGGCTCAATCGTGAACGTGGCGTTCGCGTAATTCAGCACCGTTGTGCCTACGGTCATCTTTGCTTCTGCCAGCCTGTTTGCAGACGTCCAAAAATGCAGCGTCTTCTGGCCTGTCATCGCGCACATACTGTACGTCGAAAAGAAGTTTTCGATGCCAACGCTCTGGAACGAAAGGTTGCCGCTGCTACTTCCGATATTCTCGCTAGCGTATCCACTTATGTACCAGTATTCGCAAGCCTCTTGAGGCAGGTTGGTACGACCGATTCCATACCCTTCTCCTTCCGCTCCATTTAATCCATAGGCTCCAATAAGGCTCGTCGCAATCCCTGCGGAGCCTGTCCATGTTCCTTTGCTATTGTCAGTCATGCACTGGAGGCTATAGGCAAGAAAGCATTCGCTATAGACGCGAGCATGGCCAAAGGTGTTGCCGTTGTAGTTGCGATCGGTGCCAATCGAACTTGCAAAGCTCAGGTTCTGATACTTTGCGAGTACCGTGCTTGAGAGCGTCGGCCCCGTTGAAGATGTGACGGTGCCAAGCGAAATACGGAGAGTAAGACAATTCGGCGGAGGAGATTCCGCAGCGCATTGGCAGGTGCAGCCGGTGCTGGAGCCGTTGGCGCAACACTTAGAGCACCCGAACAGCATCAGACGCACTCCGCAGCGATCAGGTGCCACGTCGAATCAATTAGCGTGCAGGCCACCCAGGCCGGGCCGGTGACGGTGGCGAATACGTTGGACGATGTGAACGTAGTTCCCTTCGACGTGCCGCTCCCGTAATACTCCGTGACGGTAGCCGGGGCGCCTTTCGTCCACGTGCTGCTAACTTTCCCGAGGCGTGTCATCGGCCCTCCGTTGTCGAAAAGAAGCAGAGCCCATTGCCCGTTTCCTGTGCCTTGTTTCCAGAGAATCTTCACGGCCCCGGAGGATGCCGAGGCAAAGGCACTTGTGCTCCCGGCCTGCGGCGTCGCGAACCCGTGGCTCGCGTCGCTCACATCCACCTTGGCTTGCACCACGCCTGCCACCGCAGCACGGCCGATCTTCCCATTGGCGATCGGCTCCACCGCCACCACGAATCCACCCACGGTGCCCGTCGGAGGTGTCACTCCCACCACCGCCGGCGACGTCTCCCATGACATCGTCGCGGCCCCGGTAGCACCCGTTGGTGAGATCACGAGCCCGGTGATCGCGAGCACGCCCCAGCGGCCCACCGCGGCCCCGGAATCGTTCCTGCAAAGGATCGTGTGATTCGGTGCGGCCGGCCCTTGCACGCCGTCGGCGCCAAAGTCACGCGGAGAGCCGAGAACGATCTCGGTGGCGTCCACCATTCGATTCCACGAGCGGGCCGTGATCGCGTTATTGAGCCGCTGGCCCGGCTCGAGCTTGCCGTCGTTGCGTGGCATCAAGTCACCCCCGTGGTGCCGATGCCGAGCGATGAGAAGCTGCTATCGCGGTAGACCTTGTTGACGTACACCTCAATGGGTTTTGCGTAGAGCTGGCTGGTGGTGCTGTTGGCCTCCTGCTGGTAATTCACCCACATGTAATCGTGCCCCTTCTTTTCAATCCCGGTGATGTCTCCAACGGTGATCGCCGGGATCGTGCCAGAGGCTCCGGCATTTGGTGAGGCCACGAATTTGTAGGACAGGCTCCACGGCCCATTCCCCTTTTGAGCGTCCGCTTCTTGGCTTCCAGAGAGGCCGAGGAATAGCACCTCGCCGGCGGCGAAGGTGCGGAAGGCGGCATCGTTTACGGTGCCTGTGAGCGAGGCTGCCGTCTTGATGTATGCGCTCGTCACGTAGGCCGACGGAAC